CATTATCCTCAATTTCCCAATTAGCATCAATATCAAAAGGAGTTCCAGTATCAATTGCAATACCTTTTGATATTCCTTCTATATGATTTTGCCATACCCTCAACCCTTTGGCTTCATATTTATCTAACACCAATTGCTGCTCAGGTGAGATAGTTAGACCTCTACTTTCACGCCTAGCAATAATATTATATAGCATTGTATATTTTAATTGCTTTTTTGTTGGAAATACTCTCAAATTTGAAACTTCCTCTATCTCTGCAACTGACACCTTTTTTTCATCATTGCTTCTTTGAGTGAGTTGGTATATTAAGTCATAATATCTGCAATTGCTGGATACTTCAATATCTTCGGTCATTACCCTTGCCTCAGTCATATTTGAGAGTCGAATATCAATGCTTGGCATTTGAAAGGGAACTCTTTTTGCAAAGTACTCCAAATCTGGCTGCAACCCTATTAATGAAGGGTTGGTAACATCTTCTTTACCATTAATTACTTCATACTTAGAAGGGTCATTTAGAACCTTATCATTTACATCTTTCCATTTTATTAACCAATATGTATCCGCCATTTTATATATTTTTAGGTTCAAAATTAAAATTAAAATCTTTATTTATTTTTTTTTGGTCAAACAGGTCTCTCTGTGAGAACTCCCATGCTTTCCAGCTTTCAATATCGGCTTTCCTTTCTGCTGTTGGATTCATTACCAGTTCATCAGAATGCTTTTGTCTTTTATATACAGGATATTGCTGATCTATCCAACTACCAAATTTATTACTGAATATACTAATTTTTTGTTCATCAGGAAAATCAACTACTTCATAGTTTTGATAAGCTATTTTTATATGTTCCAGCCCTTTATATAGATCTTCTGAAATGTCTAGTGTGGTTTTATTTTTTCTTTGGTAATCTGGATCGCAGTCTATTAATACATCTAGTAACTTGTACACAGTAACGGAATGTTCACCCTCAATAGGTTCATCAATGTTATTCCTATTATATTTTCCCCGTCTAACCTCAGTACCACTTATCTTATCAAAATATATGAACATAGCTATCTTTTTTTATATTTTATGTATAATACTGGATTTTGCCCAGGCGTTGACGCTCCAGTTTGATCGCAATCAACAACACATACATCTTTTTCATTGGCTGTTAATGTAGAAAAGACAGGATCAGAGCTTACAAGTTGCCCAGCTACAATAATTATATTTGTACTTAATACAGTTGATCCATTTATATTAATATCCCAAATCGCAGAACTTCCTACAGGGGCAACATCAACAGATATTATTGCATTTACAAAAGTTAGATCTTCAGGGATTGGAAATGTAGCTACCTTTAGTTTCGATTCAATGTCAACATCAAGAGTTGCCAATGATGCTTCAATTATTAATTCATCATTCAATAATGCAAAAAACGAATCAACAATATCTACCCAGTCCGACTGGGTAATCTTATATCCTGTAATTAATTTCGCATTCCACTGCGCTCTCGTTAATTGTGCCATATTAATAAACCTCCATATCTAAGCCAATAACATCAAAGCCAATGCCTTGCATGCTATCAACATAATCAATTAATAATAATCCTGCTGTTTGTGCAGGTTTTAATTTTAAAATCAATTCCCTAAACTCTTGTTTCCTACTTGTCAACACAATAGCCCTATTAGGGTAAGTTGCTGCACCTATGAAAAATGTTGCCCGTGCATTAACAGAGTCGCCAAAATTAAAAGATTCATCTCTGCTTTCATCGATAAAGTTCGCAATAGGTGTGCCAGTCACTGCACTTGATCCATATGGCAATTGACCATAAAAGAAATTACCATAAATTGCGCTCTGAGTAGGCGCAACAGTCGGCGGATCTCCGAATCTATTTTCATGAACATATACATCAAAACCCGCTAATCTCAACTGACCCTCTACAAACTTAAAATGTTGCCTTGCTGGAACACTTCCCGGGTATTGCATTTTTCTAATTATACCCTCTTTTCTATTCTCAAGTGGTGTATTTGGCTGGATGAATAAGCCCAAAGCACTCTCCCACCTAGTTGCATCAACCTCTGAAAAATTATCATTATCAGGAATAATTGAGTCCAATAAACCACGAACAAATGAAACAACCCTGCTTTCTGAAAATGCTAAACCTAAATGAAAAAGCTCAAAAATACTTCCTTTTTTCATCCACCACGCCCGACCAGTTGGATATAATTGCTTAGTTTGTTCTAGTAATTCATCCGAATAAGTTGGAACATCAGTTTTAATCTCTATGCTAAAAATTTCAATTCTGTGGTTTGCAGAATCGACAATAAACATTAAACCCGGTTCTTCAGGAGCTGGATTTAATGTAAAAACTGAGTCATAAGGGAAATTGAATTTGTTTTGAGTACTCCCAACCTCTCCAAAGTCAGATAATTTATTCCCTAAATCATCCAAAAAAGTTAAATAAGATGCTTGTCTTTCACAAACACAAATTACACCATTTATATTTTTTACTGATGTTGGATAATTGAAAATAGTATTTGCATTAAATAAAAAACTTAATGCAGGCGTATAATATTTTACTTTTTTATTTCCAGAATCAGAAATAATTATTAAATCATTTAGTGTAGTGACTCCTTCAGGGAAATTTAGTCCTGAAATTTCAGAAACATAAGTACCATCTTTTAAGTGGACTTTTATTCTTCCGTTTTGCTTATCTGCAATGTATAATTTTTCATCATATAGAGTTATTCCACATGGATAATCAAATTCAGCATTACCAGCCCCACGACTTCCAAATTCTGAAATAAATAAACCTGCAAGATCATGCTTTTTTATTCTATGGTTTGCTGAATCTACAACATAAATATAAGTACCATCAGTTTCAATACCTTCTGGAAATGAAAAATTATCATTACCAGATCCATAACTTCCAAATTTAGAAATATAATTCCCTGCTAAATCAAATATTTGAATTCTATTATTCTGCTTATCACATATATATAATTGACTACTAGCTATTATACACCCAGAAGGATAATCAAACTGATTATTACCAGCCCCACGGCTACCAAATTCAGAATTATATGTTGGTGTTACATTTATGCTTGCCATTAAGTCACTTTCCTTGGATTATGCCACCCATTTAGATAGCAAAAAATAAATATTCAATTCTAATAGACTTGTAAATGATTGATAATCAATCTGTTAATATAATAAAGTTGTATCTAGTAATATATAGATGTATCTTTTTGTTTAATCTGCTCATTATCATGATGTTACATTTGTTACAGAGTTAATAAAAGGTATGTCGCCATCTGTGAACTGATACAGTTGTAATATATTACTATCAACCTCCATAACAACATTGTCAAAAGTAGCACTTGTACTAGTTATAGATCTGACAATATCAACAATGTCGGCTGCATATAATTTATCTTTGTTTCTTAAATTTGGATTATCTGCACCATCTACAAAGGGCCTGACAGTAAGCAAAAAACTCTCAATTGCGCTTTCAATAGTTGAGAGTAATGAAACATCAGATAAATTCAATATTTCAACATCAACAGCAATAGGAGTAATTGCAAGATAATAAATTTCGAAAGTACCCATTGGCCTACGCCCCCGCTCACTATCTGGTTTTGTAGTATCTGGATCGTATTCCACAACAACTTCCACAGCGTCCAAGATTGCTTGTGGTGGTGTTCCCTTTCCATCTGTTGAATCGGCTTTCGTGGCTTCAATAAATAGATTTATTTTCCCTGGCTCACCATCGGTAACATACGGAAATGAATTAAAAACACCCGCAGCATCTTGTGCCCAAAGTCGGTAATCTGTTTTTGCTCCGCCTTGTGGTTCGAACTGATAAGCTTGTAAGACTGCATTTCTATAATCCTCAAAACTTTCGGCCTCAGTAGGCGCAACATCTACACTCGCAATTGAACCAAAACTATCAACATTCGCAATTGGAGCAGTAACCTGTAATTGATCATTAATTTCTAGTTTTGCATCTGGGCCAAGATCTAAGGATCTTATTGAAATAGTCCCAGTAGTCGCTGTAAACGTAAATAATGTATCTAATATAAATAACTTATCTGGACTTGTCGAACTATCACCGCTTTTGAAAGTTGTGTTTGGCGCAATCGTAGCACCTATCGTTCCAGTAACATCAAGTGTATACTCTCCAGCACTTGCTGCAAATGGCTCACGACCTAATTTTACACGGCCAAAACGTTCTAATGAACCTCCAACAGTCTCACTTTCAGCAGTATCAATAAATATATTCTTAAATATATAGGCACCCATCAAATAGATAATCTTTAGCTTTGCGGCCTGAACTGCTGCAAAAGCACTAATGACAACCTTTCCAACAATGAAGCGTATAGATAACCTATTTCTAAGATCCGTTAATATAGAATTATAAAGCTCTGATAATGTTGGAATTGTCATAATACTGTTGTTTCAATTATCTCTTGTTTTGTACCATCCCAGACAAATTTTATTTTCAAACTCTGCTTGCCTGGTTCTATAATATTTACAAATATAGTCAATTTATTTTTACCTGTAATTTCAGTATCAATTTCAATTTTAGAAAATTCCTGTAAGAATTTTAAATCTTCTTTGGCTGCATTTTCAATCGCAATTAATCCAGCACCATTAAGAGCAATTGTTTTTAATGCTCGTTCAAAATTTGAATTAAATTGAAATTCTTTTTTCAAATAACTATTTGCCCACCAATCAGACCTTTGATCCAGTTCTTGAGAATCTTCATTTGTATTACTTTCAACATTTCCACCAAAAAAAGCTAAATAAACTTGATTTGTTAAGCCTGAAATAGTAGAAAGATCTTCATTCCTAAGTTTTAGATCTCCACCAGTGCCATTTTCGAAAATTTCTAAATCAGTCATCATCTATTAAACCCCGTTGTTTTTGTTGTTTTTATACCAAATCCTGAACTTTTAATTATTTCAGCGTTATTGTTTTTATCGTTTATATTAATATCAAGATTGCTGTTATTGTTATTCGTTGTTATTTGCTCTCTAATTGACTCAGTAGTTGCAGCGTCTGGGTTTAAGTTTTGCCCACCATCAAGCTTCAGTATTTTTGTTAATTCAGTTGCGCCTGCTTCAATTAATAATTCTTTTCTTGCCGCTGGATCTAAAAAATCTAATGCGCCTTGATTAATTGCAAATTCAGCAATACTTTCACGGGCCCCACTGATGAAATTATTTAATTTTGTCCATTTATCACCAAGCCAATCAATCATTTTTCCAAGCTTATCAAAAGCATTAATAAGTTGACTAATACCACCCCTGATAAATTTTGCAAAAGTACTATCAGAGGTTTTCACCCATTCTACTAATTGTTCCCACTTTGTAATAAGCCAATTAATGGTTATACCTATGCCCTTGAAAAGCCACATTAACGGGCGCAAGACAAATCTGATTAATTTTGCAAAAGCATTATCAGATGTTTTTACCCAATTTACTATTTCTTCCCACCAAATAACTAAGGCGGCAATTGCAGCGATTAATAATACAATACCAAGCGTAATCCATGTTATAGGGCTTGAAGCTAGAACGAAATTAACTACACCCATCACTAATTTGAAAGCACCAAGGACAGAAGTCAAAATAACAACTCCTGATACAAGCGTGTCCATATTATCAGCTACAAATGAAAGTACATTTTTTAAAATATCTAATGACTTGTTTTCTGAATTGGTTGTTGTTACTGAATTTTTGAAGCTTGCAATTAGTTCATCCCACTTGTTTGATAATGTGTTTGAATTTATTGCGGCTTGCTCTGTTGCTGTATTTGTTCCAGTAACTGCTTTAGTATATTTATCAACCTTATCAGTATTTTCTAATAATACTTGTCCAGCAACTAAGTTTTCAGCTCCAAAAACCTTAAATAAAGCGGTTGAATCACCTGCAATTTTGCTTAATTCCTTCAATCGTTCAGATACTGGCAATGCACTATTTGAAACTACATTTAAATTAACGCCAAATTTTGCCATTTCAATTTGAGCCGATTTTGGCAACGCCTTAATTGTAGCCATTTTTGTTAATATATTTCTCAATGCGGTGCCAGCATCAGCCCCCTTTATATTTTTCTCTGCTAATGTTTCAATTAATCCAATACTTTGTTCAACTGAAACATTCATAGAAGCGGCAACAGTACCAAATTTTTTCATTGATTCTGTAATCTGATCCACAGGTGCAGACCCTGCTTGAGAACCAGCAGCCAAAGCATTCATTACACGGTTTGATTCATCAGCAGTAAGATTGAATTGGTTCAATGTTCCAGTTAGGTTGCCTGCTGAAGCCACTAGATCCATTCCTGTAGCTTTTGAAAGAACAATTGATGCCTCAGTAACTTTACCAAGGGCCTCAGCATTCGCCAATAACTCAGGTTTTGCAGATCCAACAATCTCAAAAGCCTTTGCCGTTTCACCTGCAAATTTTTTCTGACTTGTTGAAACTTTATCAATTTCGGTTTTAAATCCTTCAAAAACAGTCGTGGTTACTCCAGTAATGGCTTGTAATGATGCAAGGTTTTTGTCTAATTCAACATTAGCGTTCAATATGGACATAGCCAAAGCAGCACCTGAAAAAGCAAGCCCCAACTTCCCTAATTTACCTATTGAGTTTGAAATATTTTTCTGGAATTTCCTTTGCGCTCTATCAACCTTATGAAAAACGACAACTGCTTTTTGCCCAAAATTACGGATAGCAGCAGTCATTTTGCTAATAATAGCAGTTAACTTATCAATTGCTGAAAATGTTGTTTTGACCGTTAATGCTGTAGTTCCCATTTATATAGGTGTCTTTATTTCTTTCACATACTCTTTGGCTCTATCATGCCAAAAAAAAAGGCCGTAAACGCTTGAATCATTTAGATATAATTTTTCAATTTCGCTCATTGGCCACTTGTAAACATTTGCAATATCAACTATTGCCTGATATATTTCATCTAATCTGATTGAGGCAAAAAAAATGCTGCAATTTGTGCAAAATTATTAAGGTCATCCGATTTCATTTTTGAAAAAAAAGCTGAAGGATATTTTCCAACTACAAGAAATGAAAAAATGCGCCTCGTTTTCTCCATTGCGCTTTTGCCAACTCCAAATTTTTCAATATCAGAGACTGTTGGAGTATCCGCACGAAATGTCAACTGATTTATTGTTTCCTCTCCATATTGAACCGGATCGAAAATATTAAAAACAGCTGTATTTTCATCATTAATAACCAATAACCCTAATCTAATCAACTTAATAAGTTGTTCTTTTTCACTTGATTTTTCAGGATCTTTTGATTCCTCCAACGATTCTAGCTTTGCTGGATTTATTTTCAACGGCTCAATGAACCTTTGGTACTCTTGTTCCAAAATTTCTGGATCTGTAATTTTTTTCATAGCTGTTTATTTAATTATTTTTACAAACGTCTTACACGCCCACTGAATGCAATTTTCAGCCCAATAGTTGCGGCATTAGTATTGCCTTGGATGTCACCAACTGGCTTTCCTTTTCCACCCCAAATTGCGCCACTGATAGAAGTAATAGTCCAATCAGCTAAAACTGGACTTTCGGACATTAATGATATTTTCTTTAATTCATCATTATCCACCATGTCCCACGCAACAGGAGGGGTTTCATAAGCCCCTCTTGTTGCGTTTATTTGGTCAATCATTTGCAAATCGCCTGTAATCATGTTTGCATCATCGTTACTTCTGTAACCACCGAGATCAAGTGTACCATCTTCATTCGATTTCAGGAATAACGAACCACTGCCAATTATTGAGTGGTTGTATGTTATTTCCAATATGTCACCGCCAACAAAACCCATAATTATATTTTTTTAAAAATTAAAATCAAATTCAACATCAGAAGAAACAATTTTCCCTATTGATGTAATTTTCACCCTAAAAAATGTATCTAATCTTGCTGGATTAGTTTGATTAATCCCAACAATAGCGCTTTCTTCAGTGAATGCAACATCTGCAATTAATGCCTTAGATGCAAGTAAACTTGCGTAGCTAAAAATTAATTGTTTACCTTGTTTTGGTGCAACCGTGTCATCAACAGAAACTTGCTGATCATTATTCACAATTACTTTGCCTTGTATATCGTTGTCTTGGATGATTTTCCATCCAAAAGCAATATTCCAATTTACATTTAAATCTCTGACTTCATTGAATTTTGCAGGCGTTTCACCATCTGGATGATAAGTTGTGAGAAAATCTTGCACCTTATATTTTCCATTTGCTAAAATTACCGTAGAACTTCCACGTTTTGCCATGTAGTCACGTGCATTATAATCGGCAAAATCTGCAATATTTCCATCTGATGGAACTGGCATGTCAGGATAGTTTTGATTTAGATTACCTAAATGTGGAGTATCGTTAAAAATTAATGCAACAGATGCACACATATTTGCAGCAGCTTCAAACGCAAAACCTTCTGAATTTGGAGCAGGGCAAAGTACATTTGTAACCTCTGATTTTCTTGCAGTGGCATCAGTTATCGCAATTATATCATCCTTATCAGATAACAATGATCCAAATAATGAAACAAATGGCTTGAAATTTTCAGCAGAATATCTGCCAGTTGGCGTTGTAGGATCTGGAATTCCGTTGAATGCTTCCAATGCTGTGAATTGAGCAGATCCATAAGGATTAATTACCAACGTGTTCCATTCTGCACCAAAAGCAGCTAATGCAGCAGTAATTGCTGGATCACCAGTCCCTGCTGTGTTTGAAGTTTCAGCATATACAACACCTGCGGCACTTTTGCCAGTATCAACCGAAACATTTAATATTGCAGTACTTCCGGCCCACTTCGTGGTAATGTCAACATCGCCAACATTAATTGCACCACTAACAGGAGAACCAAGAACACCAGCAATTGCATCAATAATTTTTTGCTGAACTACAGCAAGAACATCACCAACAACTAATGAATAGCTATATGTTTGCCCGTCTATGTTGTCACGTCCATTTATTGTCAATTTGTGTGTGACATTTGCGGTTACAGCGGTTGCAACTGTAACACCTAATTTATACACTGCGGCAGTTGCTCCAGCAGCTTCAAGTTGGGGCAAAATAATTGTTGGAATACCTCCAATTACACCGCCTGAATTTGGCCGTATAATTCTTGACATAATATGAAGTGGTGATCCATAACCAAACCGATCACCAACCTCTTTTGAAGAAATAAAATCAAATTCAGTTATATCAAAACTTGATTGATTAGCAGTATTCCCTTCACCTAGCAAAACGATTTTTTGAGGCAAATCAGGTGTATTTGTTCCGAAATTAGCTTTTTTGAGCTTATAGCCAACTACCGAGCTAATCCGATCTTGACTTATTGCTGTTGATGTTGCCATTTGTTTTTTTATGTTTTAACTATTAAATAACCTTTTTCAGTTTCTTCTAATTTTACTATTGAGTTAATTTGCTCAACTGCTTGTGTCGGTACTTCAAGGCCGTTTGTTTCCGTATGCCTTACGTTTAGAACTAGATTACAAGTATAAGTGTGCAATGAATCGCCTGTGATTGGTACCGATGTAATAATATCAGTAATTTCAATCCCTTCAATGAACCCAGTCGAAAAGCTAAGCGTTTTATAAATTGTGTGTTCAAAAATATATCTTATAGCACCAGCTATTTTTTGAGCATCAACAGAACTTTGTTTATCACCTCTTTTTGTTGATGTATTTGGATTATTAACTGAAATAGCGATTATATACTTACTTTCTCCCTTACTTGCGTAAGGCGAATCTTTGTCAAAACTTGAGTTGTCAAAATATACTTTTATAGCTGGCAACTCGTTTTTGTCAAATGAAATAAATCGCTCAACCCATATGGTTGCATCATACAGAACATTTGTAGTAATAGCCTTTTGACTCACAAACTCTGCACCAAGAATTACAGCGATCCGATCTCTTATCAGTTCGAAATTTTGGGCTGGTATGGCTTCGCTAATTGGCATAATTACCCAAAATCATAACAATTAAATCAAGAGTTTCATTAGGAAACTGATCGTCAATTTGAAAAGTGCCAGTTTTACCAGTTCCATCCGAAAAACTCACCAAATGATTTTTTAAATAAATTTCACCATTTGTATCTCTTGTTGGGTAATCAACATTCGCATCAAGAATGACACTTTCACAAATTGAAACATGTGCATTTCTTGAATTTACAGGATTACCAGTCTCAGGATCAATCTGAAAATGATGAATAGAAGACAAACCACGTACATTTGCAACCTCACTACCAGGAGCAGGAGAAGTTAATGTAATATCAACTGCCCATTCTGCCTGTGTATACTTTTTCATGTCTGCTATGGCTTGATCTCTACTCATTTATTTCTTGTATTTGGCTTTTTTCGTTTCTTCAATGGCTTCCAAGTGACCGTCCTTATACGCTGCAATTATTTCTTTTGCAACTTTTGCCCACTTTAGATCACTAGGATCAAAAATGATGTTATCTTTTTTCTTGTAAACAATGCCATTAATGCCTATTGAAGTTGCTTTTAATTTATATTTCATTATTGAATAAATTTAGCATTTAAAACTAAAACTTTTGCCTTGAAAGTGTCATCAGCACCAATTATTTTAATTTTCCAATATTCCGAAATATGGGAAGTATCACTAACGAGAGTCAATGCAGTGTCCTGA